GTTTGGGCTTCCTCATATCCTCATGCGGATGATCGGGAGATATTCCAGCGGAAGCGGTTCAATTCTTCCGCTGGTGTTGATGTGGTTGAATTACCATGTAATGCGTTTGGGTATAAATTCAATTTCTGCATTGCTATATGCAGTTATACAGTCTATCGGTGTATCAGGTTCGCCATCGAAATTTTGATATTTTGTGCATATTTTTGGCGCATGATCTTTACGGGGATCAACATCAACAAATAACTTTCCGTTTTCGTTTTTATAAACGGGTCTGTTGCAACCGTCGTTTCCAATATAAGTTAATGTTATTTTCATCAAAAAATCCTCCTATCAAATACACGTTTTATTATTTGATTGCATATCTACTGCAAAAATAATTAACTACTTCGGGTACAGGCTTCTTGTAATAAGGCTGATTTTCACCAATCCATTTACGCAATTCCGTTTTTGTAGTCATTGGTTTTAGCCATGAGTTACCTGTCTGTATCATATCAAGATCGGGCTGAAGTTCTTCAATAAAATTGCCAACTGTCCAACCTTCATAGATATGCTTGTCAAAATTAATATTTGCCATTTTTAATTCCTCCATATGTATTATATATTTGTTTAGCCATCTCCCACTATTGCAAGAGACTAACAGCCTACAGCCGTTTAACCGTGCTGTTTTTAACAGTTACTTATAGTTTATAGTTTGATTGTGTTATTCTTCCTCTGCAAATTCGAGATCGTCTTCTATTTCGTCAAGAGCTTCAGAAATTGCCCGGCTTAAAAGGTAGCATCTGATAGTTACGTCAAAATATTCCCAGTCTTCATTAAGAAACTTTTCGCCTACTGTTTCATTAGTGACACCAAATTCTTTACAAGCTTCAGCAAGCAAATCCATATTATCATCAACATATCCGAAAGCTTCAGCACAATTAAACGTGTAACTTCCGCTTGCGTTGCCTGTTACGCTGTCTTCGTTCCAAAGGATATCATTCAGATCGTTTTCGAGTTCCTCACGGTCGGAATAGTTTGAAGTGTTGACCTCGTTTTTGATATAATCCTTTATATCGGATTTCATTGCTTCAAGATAATTATACATGATATTTAACCTCCAAATTATTATTTACTTGTGTTCTCTATGCTTTTCAAGTCTTACGCTTGCGTTAGTGTTTTCTTTGTATTCTTTGTAACGCTCTTTAGCATCTTTATATGTATATTCAGAACATTCACACTCCCAACCGTAACCGTAATTTGTCATTATATCCCATCTGTCAATAGTTTTTCTTTTATTAGTGTTTTTCATTTGTTTAACCTCCATAAAATTGCATAGCATATTATCAATTACTTTATATTGATTGCATTGTGCAGGTTTTTACCTCTATTCTCCGCTTGTTACGGCGGAAGAATTCGGAAAGTCTGAAGCGGATGATCTGAATGAATGTTGCTTTTATAGTGTTCATGATTATTAGCTCCTTTATTATTATATTTTTTTAGTACCCGATTTGTCAAGCCGTTTTATTGGCTTGACTTTTTCGGGGCTTTGTGTTATGATTAGTTATTATCTGATTTGCTTTTGTTTTGTTCTCTTGTTTTTTACTGTTATTATTATAACATATTAGAACCAATACGTCAATAGGTTTTGATTAAAAACATATACAATTTTGCGTTTGTATTTTTGTATATCATTTATAATCGAGGTGTTTTTAATGTCAACAAAAGAGGCAACAACCAAAGCGTTAAACAAGTATTATGAAAGCAATAAGAAAATTGGTGTAAATGTTAGCACTGAAATTTATGAGCTTATCGAAAATTATTGCAAACAGATGAATATTAGTAAGCGTGAATTAATCGAAAAAG